GCTTTCTTTTGCCAAATGCGAGAGAGTTAATCAATTTTTGGGGCAAACAAGGAGAAAATGAGCGGAGATAACTGGATATTGACATACTATCAAGGGATCAAGGATGGGTCTTTTTGCGTAGGGCGGTGGATTCAGCTCGTCTATGACTACCTTGTAAGGGGAATGCAGAGCAAGGAGTTCTTTTTCGACCAGAAGAAAGCCGATGACGTGCTTAACTGGACGGAAATGCATTGCTATCACACCGAAGGACAGCTCGCACCGAGTCCGCTTGTTTTAGAGCCGTGGCAGAAGGCAATGCTGTCAGCGGTCTACGGAATAGTGGACGAGAACGAGTTCCGTCAGCACCGTGAGATATTCACCGTAGTCGGCAGAAAGAACGGCAAGACAAAACTGATGTCGAGCTGCGGTTCGTATTCCTTTCAAAAGGAAGGGTACGGAACAAGGGTCTTCTGTTTGGCACCCAAACTTGACCAAGCAGACCTCGTCTATAATGACATATGGCAGATGATAACTTTAGACCCTGAATATCAGAGTTTGAAAGAGTCTCTGTCAGAGAGGGACGCACACAACAAAAAGATATTGGATGATTCCATGCTTCCGAGAAGAAGGCAGAGCGACCTCGCCATCCCGGGGGCAAACTCCACCGTGAAGAAGATAGCCTTCACAGGTGGAAAGCGTTCAGACGGATACAACCCTTCATTAGTCATCTGTGACGAGGTCAGTTCATGGGAAGGGGACAAGGGTCTGAAACAATACGAAGTAATGAAGTCCGGCATGGGTGCGAGACCTGAAGGGCTTCTGTTTTCCTGTACCACTTCAGGATATGTGAATGACGGAATATTTGACGAGCTGATGAAGAGGTCAACTCGTTTTTTATTGGGTGACTCAAAAGAGAAGAAACTACTGCCGTTCATTTATATGATAGACGACATCACGAAGTGGAATGACATCAACGAACTGCGGAAGTCAAACCCGAACCTCGGTGTCAGCGTGAGTGTCGACTATATGCTTGAGGAGATAGCCGTAGCCGAAGGGAGCCTCTCAAAGAAGAGAGAGTTCATGACGAAATACTGCTGTGTGAAGCAGAACTCGTCACAGGCGTGGCTGGATGCCTCCATAGTAGAGAACGCTTCAGGATCTCCTCTGAAATTAGAGGACTTCCGTGGGTCATACGCAGTATGCGGTATCGACTTATCAATGACTACCGACTTAACCTGTGCGACCTGCGTGATAGAAAAAGACGGTATCCAAAATATCTTTGCTCATTTCTGGATGCCTTCGGAGAAATTAGAGGAAGCAACGCAGAGAGACGGTGTGCCGTATGAGATATTCATTCAACGAGGTTTTCTCTCGTTATCAGGCGAGAACTTCGTAGACTATAACGATGTCTATGAATGGATGATCTCATTGGTAAAGGACTACGAGATCTATCCTCTGATGACAGGGTATGACCGCTGGTCAAGTCAGTACTTGGTTTCGGCACTAAAGGCTGACGGTTATCAGATGGACGACGTATATCAGGGAGACAATCTGTGGGGCACCATGCAGACCCTTGAAGGTCTCTTAAAAGATAAAAAGATAAACATAGGTGACAATGACCTATTAAAAAGCCATCTCCTGAACTCCGCTGTCAAGATGTCAGCAGAAAGGGGACGAGGGAGACTGGTCAAGATAAATCAGTATGCACATATCGACGGAACGGCTGCTCTTTTGGATAGTTTAGTAGTAAAAGAGAAGTGGTCGCTCCAGATCGGTGAGCAATTAAAGAACGAGGAATAATACATGGGACTTTTTGACAAAATCTTCCGTCCTGACAAGGCGAAGGAAAGTGAACAGGCATTAAGGGAAGCGGAGGGATTCTTTCAGACATTAACCGCTTATAAGCCTGTTTTTACAAACTGGCACGGAGCCATTTATGAGTCTTTGATAGTCCGCTCGGCTATTGACGCAAGAGCGAGACATATCTCCAAATTAAAACCGCAGTTCAACGGAACGGCAAACCCTTCGCTTCAGACGAAGATGAAGCTGGCACCGAATCAATGGCAGACGTGGTCACAGTTTCTTTATCGGGCGAGTACAATCCTTGACTGCACGTCAAATCTTATTCTCACTCCTGTCTTTGACGAGAGGATGATCATAACAGGGTATTACACCGCTCTGCCTTCAAGGTGCGAGATAATCGACTATAAGGGCGAGCCGTGGTTACGATATAGATTCTCAAACGGACAGGTAGGAGCCGTAGAGTTCAGGAAATGCGGTATCATGACCAAGTACCAGTTTGAGAGGGACTTCTTCGGTGACCAGCCCGGTGTCCCGTTAGACGAGACGATGAAGCTCACGCACATTCAGAATCAGGGCATAGAAGAAGCAGTCAAGAACGCAGCGACCTTCCGCTTCATGGCGACCTTGTCGAACTTCGCAAAACCCGAAGACCTAGCAAAAGAGAGAGAACGCTTCACAAGAGAGAACCTTGCCACCGATTCAAAGTCAGGTGGCTTTTTACTGTTCCCTTCGACATATAAGGACATCAAACAGATAGATGTGAAGCCGTGGACGGTAGACGCAGACCAGATGAAGTCCATATATACGAACGTGGCGAACTTCTTCGGAGTATCAGAAGCGGTCATGCAGAACAGAGCGAAAGGCGAAGACCTCGAAGCGTTCTTCGACGGTGCGATTGAACCGTTTGCGATTCAGTTTAGTGAGGTAATGACCAAAGCCATGTTCTCGGAGCGTGAGAGAGCACAGGGCACATCATTCTCAGTAAATGCCAACAGATTACAGTATATGTCCGTACCGCAGAAGGTACAGATGGCGAAAGAATTAGGCGACAGGGGAGCATTGATGATAGACGAGATTCGTGAGTTATTCAACTACGAACCGCTCCCTGACGGAGCAGGTCAGGTAGCACCGATAAGAGGAGAATATAAGAACACCGAAGATTTAGGAGGCACAGATGAAAACTGACAGAGAATACAGAGCATTCATCGTCCAGGCAGACGATGAAAAGAGAGTAACAGGATATGCGACCACTTTCGATGAGCCGTATACCCTTTATTCAGACGGAGAATACGAACTCCGTGAAGTAATAGATTCGAGTGCGTTTGATGAGACCGACATGAGCGACGTCATCATGCAATATAACCACGAAGGAAGAGTCTTCGCAAGGATCTCAAACGGAACGCTCGAAGTAACACCAGTTAAACCCGATGGTTTATATATATCCGCAGATCTCTCCGGCACCACTTTAGGCGGTCAGGTCTACGAAGAAATCAAAGGCGGTTACACAAACAAGATGTCTATGGGCTTTAAGGTCGACCGCTCCGCAGACGTGTGGACAAGAGAGGAACTCGAGAACAAGACCATAGAAACGAGAAGGATAAACTCCATCTCCAAATTATTTGACGTATCTGCCGTATCTATCCCTGCCAACGGAAACACCTCTATTGAAGCGAGAAGTATCGACGAGCTTGTCAACGGAGCGATTGACAAGATAAGAGCGGAGCGACTCGAAGCCGAGAAACTTGAACTCAAGAAGAGGCTGGCTGACACGCTGGCGAGAACAATGGAGGACTAAATGGACATCAATGAAATGAACTTCGAGGAACTCGAGGTAAGACGTGGCGAGTTAAGAGATGAGCTGAAAGCAATGGATGTGGAAGCCATCGACAATGAAAGACTCGACGGTATCAATGCTGAACTCGACGCTATCGAAGCAAGAAAAGCTGAACTGAAGCACGAAATCGAAGAACGTGCGAAAGTGGTCGAAGAAGTCCTCAAGGCTCCTTCACCCACTCCAATCGAAGAAAGGAATAACAAAATGACAAACCTTGAAGTAAGAAAATCAAGCGAGTACATCAACGCTTACGCTGATTATGTAAAAGGTGGATACAAGGATGACTCTGAATGCAGAGCACTCCTCACAGAGAACGTATCCGGCACCGTACCTGTCCCTGCATACCTTGAGGACAGAATCAGAACTGCATGGGACAATGACGAAGTCATGCAGAGAGTAAACAGAATCTATGTAAAGGGCAACGTAAAGATCGGTTACGAAGCCTCTGCTGGTGACGCTGTATGGCACACCGAAGGAACTTCCACAGTAGCAGAAGAATCCCTGACTCTTGGAATCATTACACTTGTACCCAAGATGATTAAGAAATGGATCTCTGTAAGTGACGAAGCTCTTGCCCT